ATGTTAGTTGCGTTGGTAGCGACACCAGCCGTGTTCGTATCGACGAACACGCCAGTTGCGACTAGGTTCGCTGCGTTAGTAGCGACACCAGCCGTGTTCGTATCGACGAACACGCCAGCTGCGACTAGGTTCGCTGCGGTTGCGTAATAAGCTGCGTGCTGACCATCTAACAAATCAGCGTTAAGGTTGGTTACTACTGTATTACTAGTTACCTCTAATGGAGCAGTGCCCTGAGCCACGGTAGACTTGAGTACAGTAGCTGACGCTGTACCACCCACGGTAATAGCAGATGCAGTTTCCGTTATTATAGAGTCAGTTATAGCGCTTGTACCCGACCACTTCGTGATCTTCCCCGCGGTACCGGTTCCAGTTACAGTTCCACTTCCATTAGTTTCCCATGCAATTCCTCCTGCTCCGTCAGTCGTCAGAACCTGACCGTCAGTTCCGCTGCCTCCGTTGATTTTTAACTTCGCGCTCTTTATATCTACAACGCCATCAGACTGAATCCGCATCCATTCAGTAACAGCCGTTCCGTTATTAGTTGTTAAAAACGCTAGATACCCATTGACCGCAGTATCGCTATTAGACTGAACTCCACCCCGAACTTCAGAGTGAACTATATTAGCAGTACCATCGTTGTCTTTCCCCATGAATTGAAGGTATCCCAATGCTGCATCATCAGCGGGAGAAGCGTTGTTATTATATAGCTGTAATGCTAATGCATTGTCGGTTCGTTCAAATTTAATAGCGTCTCCAACGACATGGAGTTTCTGTGCTGGCGCAGTAGTACCGATGCCGACTTTACCGTCCGGGAGAAAAGTCACTCTATTCGCGTTATTTGCGTAATTGTAGATAGACAACTTGTCGGTTCCCGCGTAATCGTGAACAACAGCCCACTTGGCACTTCCATTTTGAGCAAAAGTAAGATAAGAATCCTTAGCTGCCCCTGCGTCAATTTTGACACTTGCGTCTGTTGCGTCTGAAGACTTGATGAGAACCTGTGGATTGCTCCCTTCAACGTGTAAAAGTTTTGATGGAACAGTAGTCCCAATGCCGACTTTGCCGTCTGCTTTAACCACGACTCTTGTTGTAGAATCTTCTATCAATTCAAGAATATTCCCAGAGCCGTCTTGGTCTACAATTAATGCTGTCTGGTCATCGTCTGGGTGAGTTTGCCTCACTATCATTACCGGCAGCGAGGTAGAACTCGCTGGAAGATTTCTATAAAATTGAAAAGTGGCATAACTATCGTAACCTAACCTCGCCCATGCTCCATCATGGGTAACATCCAACTTTGCAGCAGGCGCTGTAGTCCCGATGCCGACCTTATCTCCCGTAATAGTTATTCGAGATGCAAGAGAGCCATTATTTTGAGTATAAAGTTTTAAAGCGCCGCCTTCCGAACCACTTACTACTGAAGTAATTTCAGCTTCTATATCAGCATAGATTACCTTATTTTCTTCAAACCCTGTATCGGTCCCATTATTTTTTCCTCTGAAACGTATAATACCTAAGTCGTCTGAATTTGCAGGACTAGGAGAGTTACGGTAGAGAACCAAATCCGGGGCGTCAGCGGCATTCGTAGCGGTAGACTCTACTAATAAAGAATCCCCTGCAGTGGTACCAGCGTAAACATGTAACTCCGCTTGAGGGGAAGCCGTAGAGATTCCTACTTTTAGCGCGTTATCATAGATAATCCCCGAAGTTAAAGTATCTTTATCAGACCAACGAGCTACATAATTAGCGACTCCTGAACCATCAATTGCGCCTGTAGTTACTAAACCAGAAACAATAGCTATTTCGTCAGTAAGGTATTGACCAGTTTGTATAAGGTTTCCACTAATATCATCAACTATCGCTCCAGTAGCGATAAGATTAGTACTAACAGTATTAATGCTAGTTGTTAAAGTTTGCCCCGTCGTAATTAAATTGCCGCTTATATCATCTACGATAGCGCCCGTAGCAACTAAATTAGTAGAAACGGTATTGATATTAGTCGTTAACGTTTGCCCCGTCGTGATTAAGTTGCCGCTAATGTCGTCAATTATCGCCCCAGTTAAGATTAGATTATTGGTTAATGTTTGGCCCGTGGTTATGAGATTACCGCTAATGTCATCTACAATCGCTCCAGTAGCTATAAGATTAGATGTGTTGCTTGTAATTTGAGTCTGTAAAGTTTGACCGGTTGTGATCAAGTTTCCACTTACGTCGTCTACGATAGCACCCGTAGCAATCAAATTCGTGGCGACTGTATTAATATTAGTCGTTAACGTCTGGCCCGTTGTAATTAAATTACCGCTTACGTCATCAAGAATCGCTCCTGTAGCAATTAAGGCACCGCTTAGAGCTGCAAAATCTTCAGCAGAGCCTCCTGTCGCCAATCCAGAAACTATAGCTATCTCATCGGTAAGGTATTGACCAGTTTGGATAAGGTTCGATGCATTAGTAGCGATGTTTGTCACGTTGGCGGCTATACCAACCGTGTTTGTATCCACGAAGACACCAGTTGCAATTAAGCTAGTTGTTAATGTCTGCCCTGTCGTAATTAAGTTTCCACTTACATCATCAACTATCGCACCCGTAGCAATTAGGTTACCGCTAATAGCGTCAACTATCGCTCCTGTTGCGACTAGATTTCCACTTAACCCATCGAAATCTCCTGAAGCTGCCCAAACGGGACCATTATCATTACTAGTAAGAACGTAGCCCTTGTCGCCAGTAGAGTTGGTTTGATCATAAAGCTTTCCACTAATTATTGCGCTTCCATTTACGTGAAGATCGTGGTAAGCAGTAGCAGTCCCAAGCCCTACATTGCCATCAGCATTAAAATACGCATCGGTTCCTATTTTTGTTGTTTTGTAACCGGGAGCGTCCCTGTCGTAGGAGTAAAGATACCCTATTTCTGTCCCGGTGTTATAAAGCATTTCAATCCCCACCCCCGCACTAACGGAAGTGGCGTGTGTGGAACGTATTACTCCGCTAGCTTCAAGTAGAGATGTAGGATTAGTTGTACCTACTCCGACATTACCGCCTTGCGCGACAACCATTCTAACATCAGAATTAGTTTTAAACTGTAGATTATCAGTAGAGTTTTCGTTATAGACAACCCATTTTCTGATAGCGCCTTCTGCCCATTCATAACCGGCATTAGAATCAGCCCCAGCAGTAACTCTAATTCTGGGTTCTGACGCAGCGTAAACTTCTAAATTTTTTGCTGGCGTAGTAGTCCCGATACCGACATAACCATTGTTAAATAGAAAATGATTGTAAGGAAATACCCCTGCGTTAACCCTTTTAAATTCTACTCCCGAAGCCCCATCATTCTGAGCTGCGAAAAAAGTGCCTACCGCATTTGGCCCTACAACCTGCAATTTTGCCCCCGGATTATTAGTCCCGATGCCGACAGCGCCCGCTTGATTAATTGAAACATTAGCGGCTCCTGCACTGGTGAAAGTTAATGTGTCAGCCGTACCACCTCCAACTTGAGTATCGTTTTTAATTCGCCATTTCGTCGCACCTGCCGCTTCCAATCTCAATGTAGCGTCAGTAGTGGCGCTGGAAGAATTTAATGTAGCGTCGCCATAAACCTCCAAAAGATATTGAGGGTTATCCGTCCCTATTCCTACATCACCATTATCAAAAATAGTTCCCGAAGTTAAAGTATCTTCGTCAGACCAACGAGCTACATAGTTTGCAACGCCGGAACCTCCTACACCCGAGAGAACTGATTCAATACTTTTCCAATTAACACCAGTTTGCCCTTCGTTAGTTAGAACCATTCCTCCTTCGCCGAGGGTATTATTCGAATCGTAAATATTTCCGGAGATACCTAACTTGTTAACATTGAGACGGTTACCGTCTGTGAAAGTTAAATTAGCACTGCCCCCAAACGAACTAGAACTATTAAACTGAACAGAATTTAAAGGAGTAGCTGGATTTGTGCCTCCACCCCCTCCTCCTGCCAACTCCTCCCATGATCCATTCCTTAAAACTTTTTGGGCGAGGTCGCCCGTGTTGATAAGATACGCGCCGTCGAGTACTCCCGTAGGCTCAGCATCGCTACCACCTATTACAAATCTATCTCCTGCGTATCTTGTTACTGCCATAATTATGAAAAACTAAACGTGAAACCATAAAAGGCTCCACTATTGTATTCCACATCATAAGTTGATGCTTTAATTCTTATCTCGTAGTCACCCGCTGCCAAATTGCTTTGGGTAAAGGTTCCTATTCCATTTGTTGTTACGTATCCTCCATAAATACGATTTCCTTGATCTATCCAATTGCTAGAATCTCCTCGAGGTTCTCCTTTTGGACTGACGGTAGTATTAGCTATGGTTGAGCTTCCCGCGCTATAAAGTTTTACTTGTTGCATGTCGATGTTGTACCCTAGGTCAAAACCCCCTAGGTCAGGTGGGTCTTTTAGGTCGTCATTACTTAGGAGCCTGTCGTCCATCGGGGCTCGGCCGGAACACACCACGGTATCAGTAGAAGAGTTATATAGAGATAGAACCATGGAATTAGAGAAAATTGATTTGTCCCCCGGTTCGTTTACATAAATTTGCTCAGGGATTTGAGCACTTGCCGCCGGGTTAAACGCATAAGAAGTATCGCTCCCCAAACCTGATACTTTTATTGTAAGAGTAGAAGTAGTGCCTAAAGTAAAACTTCCTGTAGCTTCTCCGCTCTGAATGAATTTATTAAAGGTTTTATTTGAGAAAGCTGTTCCGTAATTTTCCTCATCATCGAGATATCCACTAGCGTAAGCTGTTGTAAAGTCACTTTCGTTTTCGATGGATAATTCCAGTCCATTTCCCCCTACTGTCCATGGCTCCAAATTATGCCACGAAGATAGATCTACATTTTCTTCAGCTAAATTTTCCCCCCCTTGAAGAAACCATCCATAGTATGCGTAAGCCGAGTCCGCTTTCTTTCTCGAATAATCTTGGTCATCGTACAAGCTATAATACTCATCGATAGCGTCTATAGATGGAATATAAACCCCAAAAGGAAAATTAGAACTTTGTTTTAATGCAAAACTTGTTTGGTAGGCGCTTCCGTTCCCATAACTCCACCACGTCCCCGTCTCCCAATTAATAGCAGTTCCTATTCCCACGGAAGTAGGGCGTTTGGTCTTCCAGAAAGCTGTAGGAAAAGTAGGCATTAATATACATAACCGGTTATGGCGGATGCAAAAATTCGTTGGTTTATGTTTACAAACGTGTATACGTTAGTCTTGCCTCCTTTTATCACTGGATCGACACCATCGTCACCCCCCCACCGCACAAGATTATCTACTCCTAGCCCTGATCTAAAAGTAGGAGTTAGATCTCCTCCTGAAGAATTTGTTACGTATAAGGTTAGAGTCTGCCCACCTAGCGAATTGTAAAAATCTACATTTTCGATATTACTAGAGGATCGATATTGAACATTTGAATCGGCCCAATCTACTTGATAAAGACTCCCACCAGCTACGTCAAATTGATAAGGGACGCTCCGGAAAGCTCCTTTTATCGATACAGCTGCATTAGCGTCGACGATACCTACCGATGGGTATCCTACACCTTCTATTTCACTAACCTTTAATTTGTAACTAGGGTCCACTTCTAAATTCCCCCCTGTCACCCTGACTTCTCCTTCTAAAGGAGTATTAATGCCCCCATCGTTAAGAGCGATGCCTTGACCCTTTAGGATTATATTATGGCCACCGGAAACGATTAAGTCATTTTCCGCTTTAACTGTCAGATTAGTGGTGCCTGCATTTTTAATAAAAGTGTCGCTAGTGCTAGTTCCATCAAAGTAAATAATATTAGCGTTAATAATATCATATTGACTCATGTCTAGATGCGTCGTTGCGACACAATCCCCCATATCATCGCCGATAGCGGGTACTGAAATTCCACTCCCGGTAACAAGTCTTCCGCCATTATTTAAATCTACCTGAAGATAAGGAAAATTTGAAGTGTTGGAGCCAGCCTTAGTCCAAGAAGAAAAACCTTGCGAGTCTACATTATTGAAGAAATAGTTTTTACCATATCCTGAAACTTGAGTAGCTGTAATGGGGTTGAGAACATACTCAGAAACCTGCTCTGGTTGAGATTTAACTGTCGTGTAGTTTCCCCCTCCTAAGCTTTCCGCGGTCACAAAATAATCATCAGGGCCGATCCCTGCCGTGCCCATGCTAGTTAATTGAGATATCTTTTTATTCGCCATTTTTCCTTAAACCTTATTATAATATACACTCTTTTAGTAAGGGGGTACCAGATTTGTCACTAATAAGTCATTAGTTTCTTGCTGTAAATAAAAACCATCATCTGTTCCGTTTTCTAAAAGTATGAAATCTTCCACTTTTTCTGCCCCAAGAACGCCACTTATAAAAAGTCCGTTAGTTCTATCGTCGGGATTTAGCTCGACACTAAAAGAAGCATCAAAAACTTTATTTTCCCCAATACTTGACGTATAACCAAAATTCTCCAATTTAGCCCCAACGACGCTGTAACGTAAGGCCTCATCTCCTCTTTCTATAGGGATAGCTCCCGCGTTAATGGGGGCAGTAGTATCTCCACTGCAACGAGTGGGGTTGACTTTTATAGTAAAATCATAACCACTATTGATCTCTACTAAGTCTACCAAAGATCCGCTATTTCCCGATTCAACAATTCCCTGTATGGAAAGATTAGCTAATATAGAATCGTCTGGTCGGTTGTCTACAGGAAACCTATATCCCATATTAGGCAACGGTTGCTTATTTAAATTGATATCAATATTGTAGCTCTGGATATGAAGCTTATCGAAATCCACCCCTAACCCCGAAAAGGAATCAGTAGTAATTGAAATATCCCCCGGTTTAAGAGCTGGATAGCCTTCGTTAGCTAAAACCCGAGGAATAACTACATCGTTAGTGTCAAAAGGAGTTCCGAATTTTGTATCGATGTCGGGGGCCTTGAAACCGCTTCCGCTCATATTAAAATCTACATTGTAAGCAGTGTAAGAAGCTGATGCTGAAGCTAGCTGACCTACTGAGCCTTGAGTGGAGTAAGATTGTAGGTAGCAATTTCCAAAACCTATTACGTGATAATCAGGGGCGTTAGGATCTATCCCTTGATGAACATCTGCTTCGGCAAAATTTTCTTTAAAGTAAGGTTTATCTAAGTCGGTCCCTTCTTGATTGACCGCTACATAAAAGTTTCTGCAGTCGCGGTATTGATTAACTGCAAAAGTAGCACCGGGCCTTAATATCTTACGATTCTTGTCTTCTTCATAAAATCCAGATAATAATGAAACATTTAAATTATCACTATAGTAAGGCGCTCCATTAAAATTAAACTCAAACTGCGGATAGTTGACATTAAAACCTAGGCGGGCTTCATTTTTGGTTCCGCACAACAAATAGTTGAAATTTAAACTAACTGTAGGGTAATTGACTATAGGTCTGTCGACTATCCCTCTTTTGTTTATTTGGGTGATGTTAGTATGAGGTACGTTAATAGAATAGCTTACCGACTGTACTCTATCTATAGAATGAAGAAGGTTTAGTTGTTGGTAGAGATTAGAGTGATCGTTAGTTGGTGCCCCTCCGGTATAAGCTATAAAATTATAACCAGTCTCCGGTGCAGGTCCTACGAATAAGCCCTGACAGTTGTAAATTACATTTGGCCTCGCCATTACTTTTCTCCTTCATAAACACTTGAATAAAGTATCCCCGCTAAAAAGTTATCTACCTGATGTTCGTAAGCTACGTCTTGAACCTTCTTGACTCTCTCATGATCCCTGTCTGTGGGTTCAGCAGCGTATCTGCCTGCTTTAGCCAACCAGTTTTCAGGATTTTCATTTGCTATGACAATATTAGTAATTTCGCGAGCTACTTCCTTTTGCTGTTTACTAAGTCTTTTACGTTTATGAATTTTGCGCAAAGAAGCCTCCACCTCTATATTTACCTTATCTGACAAATTAAGATTCTCCTGAATCTTGGATAAACTAAAGTTTAAAGTAGCCTTAGTCCCTATTGGTGTCTTTTTATCTTCTTCTTTAGGTTTTTTAGATCCAGTTGGTCTACCTGTCATCTGAGGCATTTTAGCGCCCCCAATAACAGGCTCATATAGACCCTCCTTCTTATATTCTTGAAACTTCTTTTGAGATTCTAGAGACTCTTCCAATGTTGGGAAACGTCCAGACTCAATAGCCTGAATCCCTTCTTCAGGGGTCAAAACTCCTAATTCAATAAGGCGGCTATAAATTCGAGAATAAACAGAAGTATCCTTAAGGTCTACATCTTCGAAATGAGCAGTAGGGTAATTCTTGAAACCCATCTCTTTTGATATACGCCGAATTTCAGGCATTAAAAAGTTCTCAAGAAAGACACGTCGACTCTGTTTGAGTCTCTCCATAAACACTTGAACTTTAATGCTTGTATTGGCAAATTTTTCATCGCTTAATAGGATGTTATTGAGACCCATTTGGATATCCTGATTAACAACATCATACTTTTTGGGGTCAAGAATGTTCCCAATATCAGGAATGACGAACTTTGCATTAGTAGTATAATCCGAAATTAATACGCGCCCCACAGATTCATTCTCAAAAAGCTTCTGCATGGCCATAAGATTCTTCTGATTTACTCCTCCATCTTGAGGCTTGGCCCCCATTGTTATAAGCAAGATAGCTTGGTTAGTGGTTCTAGCCACCGCCATGTCCATCTGCTTCATCTCTTCTTTCCAGTTTATGTCCTCCAGTACTGGATAGCCCATTGGAACCGCAAAAGGTTCGTAATCCTGCTTTTTGTAAAATACAGCTACCAAACGATTAGTATCCAAAGGTAGGGTAACAGCTGACATCCCTACGTCTTTTGTATCATTTATTAATTTTCTAGTTTCTTCAGGGAGACTATCAAAGACTTCCTGTTGCTCTTCGGTTTGTGGATGACGTAATATTTGAAGCTCGTAGTCCGTAATCACCTTGTAATAAACCCCAGTACTAAAAGAAATGCTTCCTTGCAACTGGATATCCGAAGGATTCAGTATAATGTATTTAGCAGGAATCTCCAATTCCTCGGAGGCCTCGGCTATGCCAAATGTTTGATTTATCTTTAAAGCGTCAGCTTTATCCATCTTGGCATTAAAACGGTAAATGAAAACATTTCCTGAGCGATAATACTCCCTAAAGAACCTACTCTGTAGATCGTCAATATTAATCCTCTTAAAAAGAGTCTCAAAGAAATCCCTAGATTTGCGACTTCCTCCGGTATAGTACAAATCGCTAACAGAAAATTCTGTCATTAAATCAATAGTGTTTCTGAAAACTGAGAAGTTATAATAAGCTTTCTGGCACAGGATAATTGTATCTCGAACCTCAATATTGGAGTTATTAGACACTCCCCGAGAATACTTGAACGGTATCATACCGTTTTCTATATTCCGGAACCGATCTGTCCTGATAATATCTGCGGCCTTATTTCTGCGCGTACGCGTAGAGTTGGCTATGGACTCATGCTTAGCCATTAGAGGTTCCGAACCTTGTTCCGTTTTCTTCCTTACCGCCATATTTTACCTTAAATTTACACCTAAGCTATCATCTTGGGAGTAAATGTGTGATTAATTTGCTCCAGCTTAGTATTTTTAAGATCATTATAGCCCTTAACCGCCCAGTTGCCTAACATTAAAGTAGTATAATTATCCTTACGAGCGCGGTTAGCTGAAGTGCTCCTTTTTAAATGCTGAGGAAGATCAAAAGTTTGAGTGCCTTTAGCAGTAGTTTTTACCTCTACTAACGCGCATTGCTTTCTGGTTTGATATATAATGTCATCCTGAAATTCGATTAAATCTCCCTTGTTTTCATAAGGCATTAATTTTATGGGTACAGCTTGTGCAGAGACCTTGTCAAAAAAACTTCCGCATGCCGCAGTACGAGACGCAAACCATATTCTCTTATGGTCAATGGAAGCTTGCAAATACTCATTAGCTTCACGGAGAAAAGTTGTAGAAAACAACTGTTTAAAGCAAATTACATGCTCTTTTTTGTTATACTGACTTTTAGCTTTTAGTAGCATCTGCTGGTAATCCACCCCTGTTTTATCACTGTTAAAATCAAAAAATTTCAAATTTATCCTAGAGTCTCGGAAAAGCTCGGACTCATTAGCGCTATCGATAAACTGGTAGCCCGCATTATCAATGATGATTAAAGAAAAATTGAAATGAGTTACTAAATAATGAAGATATTTGATGTGATCTTTTAAATCTCCTCCTGCAACTGCATAAGCGTGAACTAAGGTAGACTCATTTCCCTTTTCCTCATCCAGCTCTAAGACGGACATAGCAAAGTAATCTGAACTCGGGCTATTACTAAAACTAGGGTCAATTCCTAAAATATACTCTTTATCCTTTTCTCCCTTGGTTAAAGTGTGCTGTTTCTCCCCATCAGGGATGGTGCAGTCATGCATTTTCTTGGCGCTGAAATAACTATCACTCCCATCAGTAAACTGCGCACAGTATTCCCGTTGAAAAGAAGAATTAGAGGACCCTCCCGATCTGGCTTCTTCGATAACAGTGCTATCTATCATGTCAGAAGGAATAGAATCAAAAGCCATTTGAGAGATAAAGTAGTTAGACTGCTGCATCTCTTCGGAGTAGATATTGTTCATCCATTCTTTATAAGTCTTAAAAAGATTCTCAAAACTAAAACTCGCAGAAGACAGAGCGATCATTTTTGAATTGTTCTCAAACTTGATTCTATCCTTTTCCTGCATTTGTCCTTTTTTAATTAAGTCGTCCTCCATTTCCCTTATCTTAATTCTTTCTGCCATATCTTGGGGAGCTACCAAAAATGGCATTAGCACTGTCTTAATAGTATCCTCCGGTAATAATAAAAACTCGTCGAGTACCAAAATATTAGCGCGGAAACCACGAATCTTTTCTCCGCTTAAAGGTATAGCGGTAATAGTCCCTTCGTTTATTTTCCATTCAAATTGATCATTACGTTTAGATTTAGCGCCAAAAGCATGAGCTAACATCTGAGCTTCTTTCGATTCAACTATCTTTTCTAAATTGTTAAAGATAAACCGCGCAGTACGAAAAGTCGGCCCAGCTATAAGAATTTTTGTTCGAGGCTCGAATACGCATTGCAAAAAACAATAAACGGCAGCGATGAAACTTTTGCCACATCCACGACCCCAGACACACATGCTAAAGTTGCGGTTAAAAAAAGCCTTAAGAGTTATCTCTTGGTAGAGGGCCAGTTTAATCCCCGAAAGTAATTCAGTAGTAAAACCCAAGTTAGAACGCATAAACTTAGCTAAAGTAATCTTAGCCTGTCTATCTGGAAGCTCCCCTTTTAAATCAAGAAACTCTTCATTTAAGTTGGGGATGGTTTTTTTATATTTATCGGGGCAATACCACATGCTATAACAACTCCAAATCGTAGGCTAGTTGCAAATCAAATTTCTTTTGAGGAATACTGGTGAGTAATATCCTCTTTACTACACGCACACATTCCTCTCTTCCTTTTACAAATAGGAATTGTATATGGGGAAATTTTTGAATTAAGTACCTAACGTTGTGAAAAATAAAATCAGGAGTAACTCTAGTATTCTTTTTGTAGACATGTCGTAATTTATTAAACGCTAGACACTCATCCATTTTTCTTTCAACTAAAATTACTAAATAAGCTTTTTCTTCTGCGGCTCTTTCTATCTCTCTTTCAAACCTTTCGAGACCCGAGCTTAACGTTCCTATCAAATCAGGGACTGATTTCCTTTCTATGTAACAGTTGCCGGTTTTCTTTTTATCGTTTAAGCAATAGTCTCCAAATTTCAAACCTTTAACTTCTGTGGGGAAGTCTTTTATATCCAGAGGTTTTTGTTCACGTGAATCCACGTAGATAACATGCTCTTCCGAAAACCTTTCTTTGGCTCTAGACTTCTTAGGGAAGATTGAAAACTTATTTTTAAATCCTATTTCTTCGCATAAAGCATAATAGTCACCAAACATTAACTGGTAATAGGGAATAGGGGGAACCATTAAAGTTCTTAGCTCTACTTCAGTAGGAGTGTACTCTAGTTCTTTTTCTTTCTTACGCTTAGTGAGTAGCTCTTTACAGTATTTTTTAGCAGTTTCTAGGGGCGTAGCTTTTAGCCATTTTTTTAAGTTTCCCTTATTGTTAAAGTCTGCCGATAAATATTGTTCTTTATTTTTAAATTTTATAATCTTCTCATCATACATGTCATGGCGAGGAAACTCGGACTGATAATATTCTCCTATCGACAGTTTATGAGCTTTTATATGAAGATGAAGATTTTTATCTTCGGGGAATTCCTTATCGCAAATAGCGCAGTTAACCATTGAGAACTTCCTCCTCACTTATCCCCATTATTCTTGATTTGATCTCTTCCATAGAGGTGAGCCTTTCTATCTCGGTTGAGACGTTTTTCTTTCTAATCTCTGCGATCTTAATCATTTTATTTCGAGACTCTTCATCTTTCCAAAGTTCCACTAAGTTTAATATAGAAGCAGATTCCTGCATGATCTTACTCATGCGTTGACTTCTTTTTTCTTTAAGCTCGTTAAGTAATTTAGTTTGGCGATTTACGCATTGGTTGTATTCAGTTTGTGCCGTGTTAATAGCTTCAACCAAACTCATGGCCATTCGTCTTCCTTCAGTATCTTCTGCATTTTGATCAAGAAGTTGTTGTAGCCTTTCTACGCGTCTTTGAATATTAGAAGCGATCACCACTTCCGCTGCTAAAACTATATACTGATCTACCTCTTCTTGAGAAAGATCGGATTTATCCCATGTATAACGAACGAAACTACTTTCAAATAATTCTCGATCTGTCTCAATAGTATAAGTGCTAATCTGATGAAGAAAGCGAAAAGTATGCATGTAGCCAATAAGAGTAGAAAGGTTCCTTTTTATTTTGGTGGTGACTTTCTCTTTATTAATTCCATTGTAAACGTATTTATTTACCCGAACTAACGCTCGACTCTCAGACTTCGGAGGTTGATAACCACCTTCGACAGGGACATCTTCATTACTGTCGGAATACTTTACTTTATTAGGAACCGTATTAAGGAAATCTACCGTGACCTTATACCTTTGATCTAAAGCGGATATTTTAGGATCATCAAAAATCAATCGCGCCATTTCCATCGGTTTCATCGCGCTACAATTATTTGAGACAAATTCTTTTTGTTCGTCGTTTAGCTCGATCTTTTCTTTGGGGTAATATTTATGAGAGACTTTCGCTTCTAGACTTTTTTCAGCTAAAAACTTTTTTACAGCTCTTCCGTATTTTGATCTTCCGTCTCTTTGTTTTTCTGGGATATCTGGAAATACTAACTCTATCAATTGGGATATATAAGGGGGGTCCTCAGGGCGGTTATTCCACTCGGTAAGAATTGCTAACTGTTGATCTTCGTTAAGTCCTATATTCTTGGAGCTCATATTATTTCTATCTCTCCTTCTTTTAGCATTTTTTTAACTTTTTGAATAATTGACTTTTTGACATTTTTAATCTGTTTATATCCCGGAACCCGATTCTTTTCATTTGTCTTATACCCCATTAAAGATGCAGCGTCTTCCTCTGACATGTTGTCGATATATAAAGCTTTATAGATTTTCCATTCAGAAGACTTGAGGGTCTCTTTCATTTTATCGTTAATCTTCTTCATTAGAGAAATAATGTCCAAACCCGTATACTCGGTACTATTTATCTCCGTAGCATGTTGATTGATAGAAACCGGCAATTTAGCATCATAGGCTTGTTTTTTTGTCCTTGTCCAATTAGCATATAAAGGACACGTGTCACATTGCTTACCGTAAATGTAACATAAGTCACCAGCTTCGGCTGCGGCACACTTGAGGCAGGGGCGGCAATAATTTCCGTAATTGTTTCGGATTAAGTTTTTTATTTGATTGGATATAATCCGGTTTATCCAAGGGTTTAATGGTTTCTTAGTATCGTATAGATGCCACTTCTTAAAAATGTGAATTCTTAAAATTTGAGAAACATCATCAAAATCCATCCAAGATAACGCAGTAAGGTTCCATTTGGACCTTCTCTTTTTAATTTCTACATCTATCTGTTCTATGAAATCTTCAAATTTGGGTTTTTTAGGTCTGGGCATCGGATCGTCGCGATGATCCGGCTTCTCTCTGTAGGTCGTTAACAATAGACTCTTTAGAGTAAGATGGATCCACTTCCCTCCTGTAGTTATCCTTCTCTCCGTTAGCGGTTCCCGCAAGTTGGTCAAGAGGCACACTACTAAAACTTTGAGACACTTGTATATCAACATCTAAACCCTCAATAGAGGGGATATACTCTTCCTCATATTCCTCTTCTTCCTCCATTACCACAGGGGAGCTTACAACTGGAGCCTGAGCTTTAAATACTCTTCTTGGAGAATTAGCACTAATCTGCGCAAAAGGGTCCCCACAAGAGCAACAAAACTGAGGCTTCTTTAAAGAATACTCTGTTCCCGACCCACAATTCGTGCAATAAACCTTCATAGATGACATTACACTATATATATTACTGAAAATCCCAGTTTTTTCAAAAAAAGTGTATAACCTATATGGACATGGAAAACGTCAAGTTTAAAACCTCGGATGGAATCGAATACGAATTGATGTGGAAAAAACCCCATCACACCTATAATGCGGATGGGTTGTGTTACTCTCCTGACTCTGATAATCCCAGAATCCTAGTGGATCCCACGCTTAAGAAAAGGCGAAAAATGAGCACTCTCATAGAAGAGGTCACTCATGCCTTTTTTTGGGACAAGTCAGAAAAACAGGTTAGGAAATTTTCTTCCGTTCTTGCCGGGTTAATAAATAAACAGATTAAATAGTATCACATTCCGCTAATTTGGAGACGATAAACTTGGTCAGTTCTGACCTAACGATATCTTCTTGACTAAATTCGAAAGTGTGAATGCCCATATCCCTGCTTTCTTGATTATCAAAAACATCATAGAGTTTAAGGAAGCCTCCACGGTTTCCGTTTTTTAAATCAGTTTGCATAGGGTCAGCCATAATAATACATCTAGAATATTTACCAATACGTGTTAAAACTGTAACAATTTCACGAAAAGAACTATTTTGAGCTTCGTCCATTAATATAGCTTTCCCGTTCCAACTCATCCCCCGAGCGAAGTTAACAGGGTGAATAGATACTCTTTTTTCTTTTTGAAGCTTTTTGACAGTCTCTTCGCTAAGAAGCTCATCTAGCTTGTCCATAAAGGGCAAATTATAGTAGTGAAGTTTCTCATCTGCGTCGCCGGGAAGAAAACCCAATCTTGAGTCAGAGCTTTCTACGGCTGAGCGCATATATATAACGTCTGAGACTTTAGAATTATTTAAAAGGTTTAAAGCTGAATAAACTGCAGTTAAAGTTTTAGAACTTCCTGCGGGGCCTTTACATAAAATAAGTCTTGTATTCTTATCTTTGGAAATTTCTATAAAGCGTTTTTGCTTATCTGTCCAAGGAAGCTCTTCGATATAAAAAGTATCCTTGGGTTTTAGTGGATCTCGTTGGTGAATCTTGACCCTTCCGTCCGTAACTTCGAGAGACCCAAAGTCTCCCGTGCTCTTTACTTTTGGCATCACTATCTTTTTACACCCAAAAAAGTGTAATATACAAAATAAAGTAATGAACGAAATAACTAATATTGTGGGGAACCTAACTAATCTGACTTCTTTAACGGAAAAGGAAGAAGTCCAAGGTTTCTTAGAGGGGTTAATTGGGGAATATGGTTGGATATTACTAATAGCCATAGCCACAATCTTGGCTAAAGACATGATTATGAACTTCGTTCAGGGGATACTCGTGTTCATGGGGAACGATTTTAATAACGACGATATAATTTACATTTCTGGACGTCAAGCACGTATAGTTCGCGTAGGAATTCGTAATACAGTTTTTTACATGCTTGACAGAAAAACTAAGATGCTCGTACCAAATGAGCAGTTGAAACAACTAACTATCGAAAAAACTTTACCTAAGAACGGGGGAATTCCCTATTTGCCTAAAGGAAGCGATCCCGACTTTATTGGAACAAAGGAAGTTCCAATTAGCTCTCCCCCCATGCAGGTGGAGGTGGTAACCAAGCCCACTCCCCGGAAAAGTATAAAAAAATGAAAAAACTCCTACTTACTGCCTTACTGCTTACTGGATGTAAAAACATTGACGAAAACGGAAGATTGGAAAAAGTTAGGTTCTCCGTTCCTGCTTTTTTTCATGTAGAGATGGAATATTATGCTGACCAAGAAAATCTTACTGATAGATCACAACGTCAACAGGTCCCTTCCCATAAATTAGTAAATGGAAAATATTTTCCCCGATTAATGGAAATGGGAGAAAAATAAGTGTATAATACTTTAGAAAGATGAAAGACTTAGATTTTGAAAATATCGACTTTAGTAAAGAGATCGCTGTCCTGATGGAAAAAGGCGTTTTCGCTAACAGCAAAGCTGGCTACCCACCCAACTGCAACGAGGGTTATATCCTCAGTAAAGATGGCACCCAATGCGTCTCTGAAGACTCTTCTGCAAAAACGAAAAAAGAATGGGAGAAGGTCGACACTAAAGAGTTAAAACGCGATTCAAAAAAAGAAAAGAAGGAGCATGAAAAAGACGCCATCAAGGATGATGAGAGCAAAATTAAAAAGCTCAAAAAAGGCAAACCTTCTGAAAAGAAAAGCGTAGAAATTCACGATATTAAAAAAGACGAGAAATACGATAAAGAAAGAAAAGCGGGTTGGAAAAAGAAAACTGAAGGAGCTAAGATGAGCAGTAAACAGAAAAACGATCTACCAGACTCCGATTTTGCTTATATACAACCCGGTGGTAAAAAAGATTCCGAAGGAAAAACGACCCCGCGGTCATTGCGTCATCTTCCAATTAACGACGCTGCACACGTGCGCAACGCTTTAGCAAGACTTGATCAAACGGATATTAGCCCAGAGGCTAAAAAAGCAGCGCTTAAGAAAATTAAAGCTGCGGCCAAGAAATTCGACATTAAGGTTAGTGAAAGTTCAGCCACAATAGATTATTCTGATCTATACTAATCCTTTATACTTGTTTTGTTAAAGAAAAAGCCCCGCAACCGCGGGGCTTTTATTTCGTGCATAGGTCATCTGAAATATCGTTAAGATATAGAGATTGTGAAATGCACTAGATTATTTGATACGACGCCGTAAGAGGAGTGGATCAAAATTATCGTTGCTGTCGTAAGCAAATGGTTCCCATCCTTCGGGAATATTTTTAGTGTTGGAGGTTTTATACTCCCACTGTTGAGTTGGGTCCCAAGAAACGATTAACGGGCTGGATGTAGCACCTGTGCCGAGTACTACGGTAGTGGTCAGTAATACACCAATTGCGAACGACTTCCAATCAAGTATTTTAAGTTTCATATTTGTTTATATTGTATATAGCTTATTCTCCCGGTTTGTTTCCATCGATGACCTTATCTCTTTTGTTAGCGAATTCTTTTTTTATCTCAGCGATACGTTGACGAATTTCTGCGCGATGTTTTTTTGCATTTTCAGCCCATTCCTTATGGGTCGCTTTCATCTGATCCCTCAATGCAGCTTTTTGATCATCCGTAGCATCTTTAAACTTGGATTTATCAAAATTGCCTTTCATTTTTTTTGAAGCTTCTGAAAAACTCTTCCTAAGCTCTTTTATCTTTTCGTCATCACGGACAAGCTTCCCGAATGCTCGACCCTTATGGTTAACTTTTTGACCTTTCTTTTTTGCGTTCCCGCGGTGCTTTTTACGCTTATCAAAGGCAGCCTTGAGGCGCTCTTTAATCTTTTCTCGGTCAATCTTCTTTTCAGGGCGAGGTTTATCGGCCTTCCCCTTCTTCTTGTCGGGTCCAGCTTCTGCCGTGGATAACACTGATGCCATTATAGCCACCAATCCGTATTTGAAGATATTTTTAATCATCATGGTACTTTTTATTATGCAGGATTTATGCCAAAGTGAAAATGATTTTTTAAAGGGGTTTATTTATAGAGCTTTTAAGTCATTGGGTCTTATTGCTCATTTTCCCAAAAACAGTTGGGTATTATTCCCTATGAGTGTAACTAAAGTATATGAAACAAGCTTACAAGAAAAAATGGATATGTGGTGGAGTGATAGTAGTTATAGCTGCGGGCCTTGTCTTCCTACTCGGTCACAAGAAAGAAGAGATAACCTCTACAGTGCAGGATAAGATCACAGAAAAGGCCACTGAAGCCATTGTTGATAAAGCAGTAGACAAAGTTGCGGATAAAGCAAAAGAAAAGCTTACAGATGAGATTTCTAAGATATTACCGTGAACAGATTTCATCTGTACGTTACAGAGTTAAGAAAAAGGAAATTCACTAATGTCACTAAACTAGCGTCTTACTTAAAAGTCTCTTGTCAAATGTGGCGCAAGGTAGAGCGAGGAATAAACCCTCCCCCGCGAAAATCTCTATTGAGGACCTTTTGCCTTGTGGTTTCTGCAAAAGAATATGAACAAAATCAACTTTATCAATTAGCTAGGCGGTGGGAGCCTCATCCTGACACTAACTCCTTGAATCATAATCTTTACCACCATGGATTAAAAGAGGATTGGACCCAAGCCATCTTAGAAGAAAATACCCCAGACTATACCCATAGATACTGGAAACCTGTACTTTAATAGATTCGACTAAGAACGTCGTTAATGTTATCAAAAGATATTCGGTCTATCCGGACGGATGGAGCTCTTACCCTAGTATTAGCTATTCTCAAACCAAAGACGTCATCAGCAGGACAAACCATGTCTTCCACAAAATCCCACAATCCCGTGTGCTTGGCCCATTTATAATAGAGATCAATATTCCTCTCCTCCGCTTCTAAGAGTATTTGACGTTCTTGTTTCAGAATCCTCAAATAAAGACACACTCCCCGAATGGCCAATGATTCACTTGGAGGTTCTACGATTCCCTCGTAGAAAATTAAAGCATTCACGCTTATAGCTTACACTTATTAGGGTTTAATTGGACCATTTCCCAAAAACCCCGTGTAATACATCTTAAATGTCAAAAGAGACTAAAGAAAAAATAAGTTTTGCAGATTTGGATACTTTTCTTAAAATAGCTCCCGTGATAGGCTTAGCTCTCCTGACATATCTTCAGACTCTATTCCCTAGTAAAGCTGAATTTGATAAACTGGAACAGCACTTAATTAAGATGGATAAGAAGATTACGGAGATGACCGTTCTCCAGCAAGCTATTAGCAGCAACACTACAGACCTTCGGAGAGTCGCCGAAAGGATTCGGCTCCTAGAACTGGAGGTAGCAAAACACAACGCTCAAAGCTCTGCTAAAGTGGGAAAAAACAATTCCCGCACTGTCGCGGCTAAAAAAAATACCAACGCCTCGGGGGGGAGTAGGAACTAATGAAGTGGATTCTCCCTTTCTTATTTACTTTAGGTTTAAACGCCGAACCAAACTTTGATCCAGACGTAGAAGTCAAAATAAAAGGTCTAGTATGCGCCAGTTGCGCTATAGGGGTAAAAAAAGGTTTAGATAAAACTAAACTAGTTAAAAAAGTTAAATTTGATACCAGTAAACAATTATGTATAATAGAATACATAAGCATAGAGATCCATCCTAGCCAAATTAATCAAATTGTTAAAGACGCAGGATATCAAGTAACCTCTATTAAATGGCTTAAAGATAAAAAGCCAAATAGATATAATAAACCATGATGAAAAATATAATCCTATTAACAGCGACAATTCTCTTATTCACAGGATGCACTTGGACTTTCGTTGGTAACGAAAGGTCTGACGATATAAAATTAAAAACCGACCCAGCCAAGTTTACACTGACAGTAATAAACCATACTGACTCTGCTATGAAATGGGAACAGACTTGGGCTATGACTGGTCCCGATTCTGGAATAGTAGCAGCGGGAGAAACTGTAGCCTTATCGTCCAATGAAACGGGAGGGGATGTAATCACCATTACTCCGGTGCCACCCAAATCAGTTAAGAAACCAAACCCTCAAAATGGAAAGTTCCAAATGACTTATGGTTGGGATGGTCATATAGCCCGTGTCTATGCCGACAATGTTAAAAACGTGGGTAGTCCAACAAAAGATGTTCATTACCCCGGATGTAATTGGATCTACGCAACTAAATGGCTAAAACCTTCAGGCGTCCAAACAAACGCGAGTAATACCGTTACATTCACCACAAAACCTTTCTCTGAGTAAAAGAGCTAGATATTTAAAGGAAAACCCCCCGTCAATTAAGACGAGGGGTTCTTTTTTTATAAACTACTAGAAATTAGCAATTATTTAGTTTCAATAGTAAGTCCACCAGTATGGTGAAGTACGAAGTTGGAAATCCACGCATAAACTGCGCCTCCTACCCAACCACCTATGCCAAATGCTGCAATGCTCCCCAAATCTGCGGATACTGCCCCACTAATCTTTTCGATACCACCATCAACATCACCTAATGCTCCTGCGCCAATTAAGGCTAATACAGGAAGCACTACGCCCTTGATAGCGCCAGTAGCTACGCCCAGCAAACCTAAAAAGTTAGCTGCAGAACGTATATGTATTTTTGTAATCTTCATATTCTTCATAACAAAACACCGAGCGCAAAAAACTTAGCGAACGGTTAATAACTTTACACCTCCTAGTTCCTTTTGGGTATAAGGTAGATAAAAAAATCGCAGCCTCCCGGAAGAGACTGCGACTAAAGGAACTTTTAAGATAATTACTCTGAAGTACCAGCTCCGACGTTTCCGCCGCTAGTGCCAGCACCTACGTTAGCTTTTGGGGCTGGAGTCGGTGCAGGGGTCGGTGCAGGAGCAGACGTTCCTGCTCCAACGTTTCCCGTACCGACGTTGCCAGTGTCATCGTAACCGCGAGATCCTGTTCTATTATTGTATTTGCTCATTATTTTTTTTCTCCTAAATTAGTCTGGATAAACCTGACCAGTGACTACTGCGCCCGAAAAAGCGGGAACACAAACCAAAGCCCATGCCTCGGCGCCATTCCTTATGTCAGAGCTGTTGGCCATCCATCCGGATACGCTATTCTCTGTCCAACTCCAGTTAGCAGGCAAATCTGGACCAACTCTCTTGGTTCCTGTAACTACACCACTAACTCCAGTTAAATCCATGTAAGGGTAGTGATCTGTACCACTAACCATGCCGCAAGTGTAACTATTCCAGCGTTCAATAGGAGGTGCGCCATTATTGTAGTATTCTACATTATGATAGCCCCAAATATTAACATTAGCGTTTTGATCAGCTGCGGTTGAGGCAGAGGTGTTAACTTCAACTATACCATAGTCCCAATAACTAAGAGTTGAACCGGCGTCTGTAGTAATTTCTTTATAAAGTCCCATGATTATTCTCCTTCTGTCAATGCGTCGGTTGCTCCTGAGAAAAACGGCACACATACTTTAAGCCATGTATATGCCCCACTCCTAATATCATCACTTCTCTGCATCCATCCGGATACTCCGTTTTCTAGAGGGTCCCATCCGTCTGGAAGAGGTACCTCTCGTTCTGACCCAGTCACTACGCCGGAAACTCCGGTTAAATCGTGATAAGGGTAAAAATCTGTTCCACTAGCATATGTACAGTTGTACATGTTACCATCCACGGAAGGAGCCCCGGCATTTCGGTAAGCTTCGCTTGTAAACCCTAAAGTGTTTACGTTGGCCATGTATTGAGAGGATTCAGGGTCCGTGCCCTGAAACCAGTCTTCTACCCGACTTATTTTCCAGTAGTTGGCTGCTTGTCCATCTGGCTTGGTATAATTTAAGTTAAGACCCATGTTAGTAAATATTACACATTAAAAATTAAAAATACTATTTTTTTTTCAAAAAGGACTCTTGTTATGAGAGCTTTCGGCGCTGGATGGTTTATTCTTGCCATAATAAGACTTTTTGTAGGTTTTGACTTTGTCTGGATTGCTTTTTTGCCATTCCGTCACCTTTTCAATGATTTTGTTTTTGTTTTTTTCGTAGTATTTCTTCGCGGTCTGGTTATCACATTCTTTACAATAATACTTCAACCCATCCTTGGTACTACTTTGCTTTCTAAAAGCTCCAAGAGCTTTTGCCTCTTTGCATTTGGTACATATTTTCATTATGAAGCATTGTATAGTTCTAGCGCCGATTATTCTAAAAGTATTTTTGAAAAATATACTTGGATAGACGTTCACGGTATTTTTGAAAATATAGGAAAAAAAGGCTCGTGGAAAATGAAATTTAACACCCCCCGCTCGCTCTGACTCTGAAACAGGATTTCCCTTTTAGAAAAGGGGGGCTTTCCCTAGTTGAGGGAAGAGGCACAGGGAAGGACTCAGGAGGTTGGAGGTGGGTGGGGACTCAGAGGGTAGGGGACTCAGAGGGCTGGGCTAGCCAACCCTCCCATCCGCACAGGTCTCGCACACTGGCACGGCCTTGTGTTCCTCGTCGTGGTTCACTACGCAGCTCTCCAATGGGAACCAACCGCCGCAGCAAAAACACTTGGCGACATCCTCAGCGATAAACACTTGGTCGCTCAACCCTACTGAAACATTGTCGCCGAGTATGATAAACTCCTTTGGCACGTCAGCCCATCCAATGTCACCATCCCAGCTCATAGGAATATCATCATCCTCTAGCTTGGGCGGTGCGCCATAGGGGAAATTGTTAGCTCCCTGCAGGTGGTTGGCTGTGTTATCTGTCATTGCGTGAAATCTCATTTTAGTAGTTGTCTTTGTGGAATCTGCCCTTTGGTGTCCTGTCTTCAAAACACTTTTCAATCTCAACAACTCGGTGAATGTCGCCGTTGGTCGTTGTGCTGTTAACCGCTTCCGCGTGGTACTGGTCGATCATCTCCTGCTCGGTTGTGCCTAGCGGGTAGGTGTTACCAAGTACGCTGTTGACGCTTGCGAGGTAGTGGTTGCCCGTGTAGTTCGGGTTGCGCTCCACCTTGAATGTGACGTTTAAGAAGTTTATGTATTCTGTTGTATCTCTCATAACTGGGAATAGTATAGCTAAAGACTCATAACTTTGCAAGCTTTTTCTTTAACTTTCTTACCTTTTTTTTCTGACGTTTAATCTCTTGCTGGAGTGATAGGATGACTGGACAATCTCCACTAAACCTACCCTTGTGATCGACATCAAGCATCGATCCCCGCCTTGTCCTCGAGCCACTCAAGTGACTCGCTGAATTCAATCTCGGTGAGTTTGTTCTGGATCTCGGTCAGCTTCTTCTCGGCAATAGCGATCCGCTCTTGGATAGCTTCCTTGCTTACAAAGGTATCGGCTGCCAATACTTGCAACGCTCCGCGAATGCTCGCGATCTCGCCGCCCTGCTCTCTGATGTGTGCTTGTGTTGTTTCTCTCATAACTTGGTTAATAGTATCAGTTTAATCGGTTGGTGTCAACCCTTTTTATTGGCTTTTATTCTAGCGTTAGCCAGTGCATTCAGTGGTGTGTAACCGTTCCATTCGTCCAGACTGATCTCCTTGACTGTCCGTACTCCATTGACCCAAGGCCCCATGACCTTAACCGTCTTGATGTTCTTATCTCTCATAACTGGAAATAGTATGCCTTAAATCTCAGTTGATTGCAAGCCCTAACTCAAACTTTTTTACCATGATCCATCCTTGCGTAAACCGCTCGGAATAGCTGGCCCTACGTAGCTGTTACCATGACGAAGCTTAGGCTTCCAGTGTTTAACCTTCCCGCGCACTGGGGGGATTGATCCCCCCTTCATTGCACGCTTGGCTGCCTTGCTTAGTTTTTGATACTTCATAACCTGCCTCCCTTCTTGGCTGCTCTGGTAGCCCTAGCCAATCGGCCAGCCCAGTTAATGCCGCCATCCTTCTTGACAGGCATCGCACCTATTAGGTCAGGTCGATCCTCCATCAAGTACGCAGTACGATCAGCGTCAGTAGACCAACCGTAAGCAACCTCCTCCAGATACCTACTGTCCTCCTCACTCAACTTCGCAGCCCTCTTGACTACTCGGCTTATGCTGTTAGCTTCGGTCTTCTTGACGTAGTCCGTGCTAATGGCTGGCGTAATGTCAGCCAACTTTCCGTAAGTAGTGGCTAAAGTCTGAAAAGAAAAGCCAAAAGTCATCATAGGTGCGCCTGAACCATAATAGGTGTGCTGGCTAACTAACTGGACGTTTTTTAGCCTAGCCTTGCGTAGTATTCGCCGGAAGTCCTTGATGGTCTGCTCGGTCTTGCTTACCGCATCACTCATCGCAGCTTTAGTGAAGTACTGCCTCATCTTCTGTCGCCAATTAGCGTCGAAGGTGAAGTAAATCAAGCCTGACCCGTTTAAGGTACGAGTGAACACTTGCACCGCTTCCCTAACCTTGGCTGTTGGTGATCCACAGAAATCGAGCCATACGAAATCGGCATCGAATTCCCCGCCTCGCCCTGTTTCCTTGAGTTTGGGGCCAATGGGCATCTTGGCGTACTTGTTGCACATTAGCTCATTGACATCACCTAGGACGTAATCAGTCTGCACTGTTACGCCGTTAATGTCTCTGGAATCCGCAACGAACTCCCCTTGACGCTTCACTCCGCTTCTGTCGCCTACTGGCACGGGTGAATCATTGAACACTTTGCGGTCATGCTCGACCACAATGTTAAGCACTCGGTTGGTGCGAGCCGCCTTTGCTGAATGTACGGGCGTTTCCTCAAATGAGTTGGTGATACCAGCCAAGCTCACCGTGCGCACGGCAGTAGGTTTAACCTTGACCATGAACTGGGCCACTTGCTGGTTGATGCTGGCGCGAACTACGCGCTTGTTGGCTTCCCGTAGGAACTTCTTCGTTTGTGCTGATCTACTCATAACAATGTTGCTTTCGCTTCCTTTAACTTACTTGAATTGGATTAAAACGTCAATCATAAAAATAATTTTTATGAATTTTTTCGACACAGCCTTGGTTGTCGGCATTAAGGGGATCAGCGGGATTGATCCCTAAACTCCTTGCTACACGCATTCTTGCGCTTGATGAAGGCATCTTTCTTTCCTCGATAGCGTGATTAATGAAGGTGCTGCGGAGGGCTCCCTTAATCTGCCTACTCTGCTCCCTTGCTCGTTGTGCAAGCGGTATGTTCCGTTTTTTTCCTTTCCTGCTTTTCTTTCTCATAACGAAGATGATACTACCCTAAAAACTGATAAGATTGCAACCCCTAAATGCAAAAAAAATATTTTTTTTTATATTCTTAAAATTTACTCCATGGCATAAGCCTTGCTACTTAAAATTCCAAGCCTTACTACCATTGTACCTCATCCAGCCGCCAAAGTCAAGCGTAAAAATGTTTTTTTCTTAAAAAAGTTTTTTTATTATTCTATGTCGTAAGTCATTGACTATCAGGCACTTAGGGCCGCGGGGGAGGGCGCCGAAGGCGTAAGTCGTTGATACTCAGTAGGTTACGTTTCTGAAAGGCTGTTTTCTGTGCAGGTCTCGTGCCAACTCTCATAAAAAATAAAAATAAAAAAAATGAAAAAACTCACACTTTAGGCTTGTAATTTTCTGTGGTTTTGCTATAATTTTTTCAGATGAGAGAGATGAAATACGAGTCAGACATCCTGACAAACCAGTGGAAAGAGTTCTTCAACGAGGTCGCAGCGAAATGCGAATACTGGGAACTAGGTTTCGGCGATATCAACGCCGACAAGGAAAGCGAAATAGTTCGCGAATGCTTTGTGGATAAATACACTGTACAGCACACGGTGGACGCATGGCACGAATACGTGGTAGAGGAAATGGTCGACAGCCTGTAAAAAGGTGTTGACTTCGTTAAATAAATAACCTATAATATTTTTTGTTATGAGAAAGTTTGTAATTACTTATCGGCCAGATGTCCACGAAGGGCATCGGAATCTAGAAGGGGATCTCCACGCTTATGTCGTCGAGGTCGAGGAACAGTTCGCTAACAGCGAAGAAAAGGACAACTGTGCTGGCATCACCGCCAAGTGCGTTGAGAGTGGAATGTGGAAACGATTCCGCTGGGATAGGATCACCAACATGGCCGCGGCCTAGGTGATTGAGCTTGACCTTCAGTTAAAATCTGATATAATTATTCCTGTTATGAGAGACCATTTAATAAAAACCGTAATCGTTCGCGAAGATAAAAATAATAATTGGCATATAATCGCCAAGCGCGGAGAAAGAGTTCTAGAAGAAACAAGGCCAGAGCCGAATTTCACTAAGGTAATGGAAAGAGCGCGGTTTGATCACTGCCTCTTTGATGACGAGCCAACGCAGCCAACAATTGAACGCTTCGACGATTCTAATACAGTCGAGAAAGGTTTGACTAGATTAGGCCAATGGCTCGAGAAGTGTTTCGATAAAATGGCAAATAAAGTGACTTTTTAAGTTGACAAATCTAAAAATTCTGATATACTAATTTCCGTTATGAGGGATAGAAGAAAGAAAGCAGCAGAGGTAATCGACTTAACCCGTTTAGATATGGCCGGAGTCGAGGGTACATTGAAGTTCATTAGCGAAAGCAATGGGGATATCCAAGAGTTAAAAGAGATGGTTAACTCACAAAGGTTAATTCTTCAGAATCTACGCAAAGGCTTAAACAAGCCAATGTTTCAAGACGGATTCGCTTCACCCCTAGGATTTGACTTACAAGACGAAGCATGAAAAAAATAAAATGGTTAATCAACGATCTCGGTCTAAACGAACTCAACGCATGGTGGCGGTTGGTCTGGACGGCAGCCCTAATGGCTTTGGCTCTTGAGACAGTTAGCGCACACACTCACACAAATGCAAAACTTACCCGTGAAACAAAAATCATTGCTATCACTATACTTGCAGAGGCCAGAGGTGAAAAACAAAGCGGAATGTACGCGGTGGGTGCTGTCATTGCTCAACGAGCATTTGAAAGAAAACAAACGCCCACAGAGGTATGCCTTAAAAAATGGCAGTTTAGTTGTTGGAACGGCAAAAGATTAAAAGACCTTGAGCATTTGTTAAAAGTCCCGCAAGCAAAGTATGCGCTGGCATTGGCTAAAAACATCAAACTTTTAAGTCGTGACTACGTTGGCTATGCTAATCACTACCACGCGACTTGGATGAAAAAGCTACCTTACTGGGCTAAAGGTCAAAAGCCTGTCAAGGTTATAGGCCAACACGCATTTTACAAACTATGAAAAACGAAAAACGGCACATAGGCGATATCGGACATATGCCATTAGGAGGACAAGAAGCCTACCAAGAAATGTTTTATTCTGGTGCTAGCTGCGGCCTCGTGCGACGGAGCGGACTAGATTCCAATGGCCGTAAAGACGGATCTCGCAGCAATGTCCATACAGTTTTTGAAAGACCAGCGGGATCGAACAAAACAAAATCAACTAATAGACAAAAACCAAAACGAAGGAAATAAATCATGTCGAACGAAAACAGAAAAACACACGACACAAACGGCGGCCAAAGAGGTATGCACTTACGCGAAATGACCGCAGGCAAAGTGCTAATCAATAAAGCTGGTTCCAACAAGACGAACGCAACCAATCGCCAGAAACCGAAACGTAGAAAGTAAATTTTTCTCATCATAACAACAGCCCCGTCGAGTTCTCTCTCTGCTCGGCGGGGCATTTTTTTTAATGTCAAGCAAAAAAATAAAAAAAGTTTTTTCATGTCGTAAGTGACTGACTATCAAGGACTTAGGGCCGGGCAGCCCTGCGCGCAAGCGCTAAGTCACTAACTATCAATGACTTACGTTTTCAAAAGTGTCATTCTAGGAGGGATTTCATGCCAAGTGGTGTAAAAAATAAAAATAAAAAAAGTGATGTTTTAGGGTTGACTTTTTCCTAAAATCTGATAAGATAATTCCTGTTATGAGAGATATGTTTGAAAATATGTACAAGGTTCAGATCGCCAACTCTGGTGATGTCGCTGGTTTCCCGCGTTCTCACGATGGTCTTGAAAAGGCTATTATCTTGGCCTCGCGTGAGGGTACTGAGGTCACCTTTGATGGTGACGTCGTTTGGCCGGAGGAGGAGGCTCCTGACATGGATGAGTCCATGGACGGGGATCATGACTCCGCGATGGCCAGTGCCGGTTTCGGCACGGATGAGGACTACGGTTGTTTCGGTGGCGACGAGTGGTAAAAAAAGTAAAAAAAGTGAGATTTAACTGTTGACATTTTTTTAATCTGTGATATACTGTTTTCTGTTATGAGAGATATGATAAGTTGTGAAGAGGTTTTCGAGGCGGACGCGAATGCGCGTGCGGAGTTTGAGGCTGTGTGCAGTGCATGGCAGGATGAGGCCATCGCCGCGCAGGAGGTCGAGCTTGCGGCGCAAGCGGAACGCGAGGAGCGCGAGCGCGATCTGGCCATGGCCGAGGTCGAGGAGACGTGCTGGTGCAAGTTTTTCGAGTCGTGCTCCGCATGCTTCGGCAAGGCATAAACCGTGCCAACCCCTATCACTCACGCTGAAAAGCGTGAGTTTTTTTACGCCTCTTTAAAGTCGTAAGTCGTTGGGCTGCAAGGACTTAGGGCCGGGGCGGAGGGTCCCAGCGACGTAAGTCGTTGACTATCAGTGGTTTACGAGGATAAAATCTGAAATTGGAGTGACGTAAATTTTTTTCTTTTTGCATTTTTCGCATTGCCCTTTTTCCCAAGAGCCGCATCTCTCAGTTATTTGAGGGTCGCGGCTTTCCTTTTTAGCAACACGTATTTCGCGCCGTTGGGCTTTGGTTCCACATTCGTAACAGATCATTATTTGACTGGTTCGTATTTCTTATTTAATAAATTACAAATCCGAATTTAATCGCCGCTCTTTTTGCCATAATTAAAACTCATTCGATTTTTCTTATTGTTATAGCCTTCTGGTTCCAGCCCGTTCTTCTTGAGCCATTTCTTGTAACCAGCATCAACTTCTTTGGCTAGGCCCGTTGTGTCGCCGTAACCCCAATCACCTTGTTTTATTATGTCTTGCATTGTTATTCCGAAATGGTTTGACGAATCTCTTTCATCTTCTTCTTTAGAAAAGAAACAGCCTCACAGTTTTTGGCATTAGTTTGGATGATATGCCCTAGACTGTACTCTATCTTACGCGTGAAGTCTCTGCGTAACGCATCCAACTTATCTGCATCCGCTCGCTTTATTGCGCGAGTCTTCTTGACCGCTTTCTTCTTTTCGGCCTTTTGTTTTAAATGTTTTGTCTTCACTTTCTTTTCTTCAAATGCCTCTAGTAACTTTTCGTAATTACTTACTTTATTCATACTATTAAAATAAGATGGTGGCGGGAGTATTTGTGTACCCGCACCTTTTCTGTACCCAAGAAACAAATGTTTCTGATCTACTTACTTCGGACTCACCCGCGATTTTCCTCAACCGATTGGTCTCTGTACTTCTCGCAGTCGCTGCATTATCCCCGTGGGAGGGATTATTCTGCCACACCGACCTCTCTCCGTCGAGAGAGGAAATTGATAGGTTGCCGCCGCACCACCAGCAGTAAAACGGGCGTGAGTTCGTGCCTCACAGGGGTATTTAACTCCGTCAACCTAAATGAATCGCTCTTGAGAAACTTCTCATTCTTAACCGTTTCAAGTCGAGTTAACGACTGTCATGCTTTCAACGCGTTTATAGCTCAGAAAGACGTGATTAAGCGCATAGCCCAAGTTTTTTAGTGTTATGAGAGAGTCCTTTTGCAGGACAATCTTTAGACTGCTAAACTCAAGAGCAAATTTTCAAAGAACCTAAAAATTGTCTGGGGGTGATTAGCATTGTATTCCTACCCTAATCTTTTAAGTCAGCCCAGCCTGACACACCATAAACATGAAACGATAATATTAAATACAACCTTCGCTGATTAACCTCCACCAGCAGGGATTATCAAATGACAAACAATAATAAACATTCCCCGAAGGGAAACTAAAGTATATCAGCAACGGTCTGGCAATGCAACCTTTTTCTTTTCCGTCTCCAGATTCTCAAACTTCTTGTCCATGCCTTCGTCATCCCAGTCGAAAGAAAAGTATTCATCAAATACCTTGGAGGCTATCCGTCCCTCTACGCTTTGAGTCGCTGCTTCTTTCAGCATAAACTTCATAGCTTTGAGTCTTTTCCGCATTTCTTCAGTACCCGCTTTTGTTCGCGGCCTCAACCAATGATCATCCATTTGTTTCATACTTCTAATTTCGCTTCCCTTAACTGCTTATGAGTATACCGTAGTCCGGCATTCCATGCAAGCCTTTTCTTCTTCGGTTCGGGAATATAAAAAATATTAAAGTGAGGCCCGATGGCAGTTTTATCCCGAAGGATTACCCTGCTAGACTTGTAGATAGGCTTCTTGCTTATATCCTCTACAAAAGTCTTATACTTATAAGGATTGTAATATGCACCTTTAAATTCTTCTCCCGACTCTGGAATGCAATTCTCGCACCAAGAATACTCTCCTTCGTTACGGCAGTTGCAGCCCCAAACCTTTTTCAAGTTACCATCTTCCCCTTTCTCAAAACGATAGGCTTGGTGGTCTCCTTCGTTTACCCATGTGCCAATAACATAAGCGTGAACGTTTTTGCGCTTCTCACGGACAACACGTTGACGACCATTCTCGTTAACGTGAAACTTGGCATTCTTTAGCTCGACTCGGTGACTATGGCAATATAATCTCCCCGTGCTAGTATCAACTACAGAAAGGCAATCCTTCTGAAGATTGTAGTAAACTTTCACCCGATCAGGTGCAACAGGGCAACCCATGTAAGTCTTGCGGGTTTCTGCATCGGCCCAGCTAATGAATCCTTTTGGTTCTTCTCTTTCCCTCATAACTTCAAATAGTATAAGTTAAATTGTTTCTAGAGTCAACTATAAAAATAACTTTTTTAAATTGGACGCGAGGGAGGGAATCGAACCCTCAATTGTTCTTTTGCAGAGAACCGTCTTGCCGTTTGACCACCCCGCGATTGTAAGACCCCTTTCCCTTCTTGGGACGATGCACCCGCTCACCAGTGTTCCAACTGACTACTGCTCGGGGCTTTTTAGGTTTCTCACTCACAGGTGTTAATAATATCACACTTTACACATATGTCAACAGTAAAAATGTTTTTTTTAGGGGTTGACAAGTAGACCCTTTTATCCTATACTCATCCCAGTTATGAAACTTAAAGAAATCAAAAACGGATCAATCTACTACAATACCAAGAAGAACCGTGCAGAGCGGGTAATCTCTAATACTTTTAGCAGTTCGCGAGTTGTGACAGAATTCCACGGTAAGAATCAAAGCGCGGTTGCTACTCGAAACATTCGACTCGCTAACAGCGTAGAAGTGGAAAAATACCTAGATAGAACAAGGAAAGGTAATCTAATGACTTTTTTCGGAAGACTCTTCTCTCCGAAGAAACTCGCTTGAAAGTCTTAGTCATGAGCTTTTAAGCGCCCTACCTTGGGGGTTTGCATTGGTTTTTTTAGCTTTTCCCAATGTTTTACTAAGGTAGGGGGGAATCTCCTGAGTGCTAGTTTTATTCTAGCCCAACCCTCCAGCCAACGCTGGGGGGTTGTTTTCTTTTAAAGTCCTAAGTCTTTGGTAATCAGTGACTTAGGGGCCGCCGGGACCCCCCGCGCGACGTAAGTCGTTGGTAATCAGTGACTTACGTTTCTAAAAGGTCAGTCTTTAGGAAAGAATCGTGCCAACTTCGGGCTAAATAAAAAAATATTTTTTTTAAAATAATGATGATTTAGGGGTTGACTCTGGATCTTAAATATGAGAAGATATTCGTGTTCTGAGGGAGAACTAAAAAACGTTATGGCTAGAAACACAAAACCTACAAGTTCCGAATTCGACTACACAGTCGTGCAGGAACCGCTGTTCAACCGTGATGGTAAAGCCGTCAAGGTTGGTAATTCTCCAATTATGGGGAATTTTCGCACAGACAACAATGTCTGCTTAGGTACGTCCACTGAGGCGTATGAAATCGTCAATAACGAATCAGTTGTTGAAGTAGTTGAGGATGCCTTTGCCGGTGCTGGCTTAGGTGACTTCGAGAGAGAAATCGTGGTTGCTCGTGAGGGCGCACGTTTTTATGGAGTCTATGACTTCCCAACGCAGGAACGTCACATCGCCAACGTCGGTGATGTCGTGTCTCTTCGTTTGACCTTAAACAACTCATTTGATAGGAGTTGTGGTCTCAACTGGGCCGTGGGCATGATGCGTAAGATCTGCTCGAATGGGATGTGTTCGCTGGTGGCTGACACCAACGTCACCAAAAAGCACAGCGCAAAGCTGGATCTGTCCTTCATTAAGGAAGGAATCGACGCATCGGTTGAAAAATTCGATGCATCTGTTGAGGCTTTCAAAAACCTCGGCAAGCGTGAGATCACCCAAAAAGAGGGCGGACTCATTCTGGACAACCTCGCCATCAAAAAGGTGCTTTCCGAGTCTCTTCGGGATTCAATCCAGATGGTCTGGGACTCGCCTACCTTCGCCAAGGAGGATGAAGGTCGCAACCTGTACAACCTGTACAACGCGGCCACGGAGCATCTCACGCGTGAGGTGCAGTCAACTCGGTTTGAGTATGCCAATCGAGTCAATCGGGGCGTGCTTACTAATCTGTCACGCGCAGAGCAGAGCGCCGCTCATTTCGCCAAGCTGACGGCCAAGGTTCCTGAAAAGGAAAAGGTCATCACTGAGGTGACGCTGACGGCCTAAGGGGAACACAAGCAACCCCCACCCTTCGGGGTGGGGGATTTTTTTTAACTAAAAAGCTTGACAAAAAAAGAGGCCTAAGTGACTGACTATCAATGACTTAAGGGCGCCCGGCCTAGGCTGGCGTGCGTAAGTGCTTGGTACTCAATGACTTACGACTTAGGTTTTTAAAAAACTGAGATTTAAGAAAAAGACGCGAGGTCGGTTCGATTCCGACTCTCGCGTATTATTTATTATTTGTTATTTAATTATTTCTTTTTTCTATTTGCCTCGGAGACAAATTGCTGGTTCATTTTCTTTTTAGGAAATCCTGTCTTAATGCCTTTTTTCTTTGCCCACTTGGCAAAAGCATCGTCGAATTCTTTTTTCATTCCATTAGCGACGGCATACATACTGTCGAAGGAATCCGCTTGGTGTGTGTGGTTATTATCTTGTTGAATCATAATCTGTTAAATTTTCTGCTGTTATCTTTCCTAAAGTATAAAAGTCATATTTATTACCTGTTACTAAAAACGTCATTGGTTTGAATTCCTCCAGTCTTGATTCTGCATACTCTCTAGCAAAAGGCATGATGCCTCCTTTCTTCCCCTTAAACAATGATAACTTACCTTCAGCCAGCATTATATTAACGGACATATTAACTAATGACCTTTTTAACTTGGTTTGGCTTGTCCAAAAATATCCCAAGTAAGGTTTAACGTATTCATTAGACCAGATTAAGTCTTGGCCCGATGTTGCTGCATGGTTCCAAAAGCCCCAGTAGTGGCGAATAATCTCCTTTTTATTATCACCCCTTATGCCTACCGCTACTTTTTTCTCTCCGTCTCTCTGTATAACGTATTCTATCATTTTTCCTGCTCATAAATTAACCAAAAAGCTAATAAGATACCCACCACAAAAACCATTGCTTCCACGGTATTAAATTTTAACAGTTGCGTTGTAGCCCGTAAAGCCTTTTTTCTTATTAGCTGAGAGAGCCTTGCTTGCATCGCTCCCCGCCGGTTGACTCCCGTGAATCACCAAGGCAAAATCATTCGAGCCAGATATTGCCAAGTCGTCCGTGTGGTCAACGTCCAATCCCAAGGCTTCCGCTTCCTCAGTAGAGAAAAACACCTTTGCGCTTTTCACCATCGTCTGAGGGATTAAGTCATCATACTTTCCACCACGCGAACAGGTAAAGACATAGTTTTTAGGCAAGCCACCATTAACGGCGATATACTCCAGCAAAAACTTGATGCTTTTAGTATAGGAATAAAAAACCACGTTTGGGAATAGTTTGGCCGCTCTCATCCAAGCGTTGAAATATCTCTGACTAAAAAAGTCTCCACCGATATGCACCCGACAAGTTCCGCCCCGATTCAATCCGGTTTCTTTTATGCTGCCCACTATCAAGTCAACCATCTCCCGAATAGTACGACAAGTCTTTAACAAGTCAAAATTACCCCAACGAACCTTACGCACATTAGGACGGCGAGCTTCATCCATTGCCGCATAGCATCGGAAAATCTGACCGTCAACAGGAGTTTGTTCATCACGAACTTTGCCCGTTTCCTTATCTGCAAAAGTCTTACAGTTTTTAGCTCCGGGGCAAGTATAGCCACTAGGAAGGGAGTAGTGCCAAATACCTTTCAGCTTGGCGTTTTCAAATGTGAATTTTAGTAGACCCATAACTGAAAAAGATAGTACCTTGTTTACTGGTTCAAGTCAACCATAAAAATAATTTTTATCCGAATAATTTTTCCCACCCTTCGGGACTTGTTCCCGACATAACGAACTCCCGTTGGTCTGCATCTAATGAGCGCAGCGCGTCTTGAATAGGGAGGCCTTGGTTCAGGTCGAAAAGCTCGCTGCCATGAATCGTCACCGTGTAAGACTTCCCTGTGACTCGGCATGGCCCCGTGAATGTATACGTTCCCTTTTCGTGATCCTGAGTATACGTGCAATTAGTGTTAATATATCTTCCCATAACGCCGCTGAGTATATGTTAAAAATGTGTGCCTGTCAACCTAAAAAATCATTTTTTTTAATAATTTTTTTTTTATATACTTTTAGATGCGTAAGTCGTTGACTATCAAAGAGTTACGACGGCGCCGGGGGGCGCCCCGCCCCTAAGTCGTTGACTATCAGTGACTTACGACATTTTTTGGTTCATTTATATACTATGTAAATCTATCACTTAATTAATAAAACTGCATACCTCAGCCTACATTGCCACTCTTATTTGTTATTTATTTATTTCGGGTTCATTATTTCGCCTTTATATATTTCGCCTTCTATTATTTGCCTTTTATTTATTTACTATTCATTATTATTTGATGATTTAAAAATTTGCCGACAAAAAAACCCCACTCTTTCGAGTGGGGTTGGTAGTGTTATGAGGACTACTACTGAGGGGGGATTCTACTTACGTTTCCGCTTGGAATACTTCAACGTACTAGCATCTTTATTTGAAGCGGTGAAAGTCGACTTTGCAACCTTCTCCCATTCGCTCCGATGCTGATTAAACTTACGCAACTTCTCAACCGAATCCACGCTGAGTGAGTTGCCCTCTTGAGTTACATTAACACGATATGTCGTATTTCTCATACATTAATATAGTATTAACTTGACTTACGTTTTTCTAATAATTGTGGATTTTTCTCAAACATTAGTTTCGCATCATTAGTTAGCTGCCTCCCATGTGCCGTTGCCTCAATGAAGTTTAGCTTTTGCAAGTAGGTTTCTGCATCAGATTGAATTGCTGCCCTAGTCATCTGGAGTTTGGCGGCGAGGTTGTATAGTCGCACGGTTCCCTCCCGATGTAGAGTACGCAAGTAACGAAGCTCAGTCTTATTCATGCCATGCGGCATAATGTCCAATATGCGGCAAAGTTCCTTCCAGTCTGATAACTTAAAGGTTTTAGTGTTATTCGCCGCTACATAAGATTTGATATTAGTTGCCATCTTTTGCGCTGCCCTGCCATTGCCCCGTAATGCTGGTGCGATATGTTTTGATACGATATCACCAGAGAATCTAATCTTATCAGTATTAAGCAGAAGTATCTGACCTAATTCATCATAAGAATAATCATCCAAGTCGATACGCTCCATGCGATCAATCAAAGCATGGAATACCTCTTGTGGCTCAGTAGTTGCAAACAGAAAACTTAATTTTCTGAAATCAATCTCAATGTCCGTCCCTTCATAACTAAAAGTGTTATGGTTATCCTTATTGGGATTGGTTATAGTTAATAAAGCCATTGTTACGTCCTTGGGTAACATATGACATTCATCAAATAGAACAGTAGCGTCCTCATTCTGCATATGAGGAATCATTATCATCTCAACGAATTGTCTGAGATTTTTAATCGTAGCACAATTTAGCTCAAGGAATTTCTTGGGATTCATTGTGTTTGGCATGATAAGATTCCGAGCAAATGCCCTTGCCAACATAGTTTTACCAGCACCTTTAGGTGCTGTGAGCATGATATTAGGGACGATCCCTGTCCTTTCAAACGCTTTGATATAAAACTCAAACTTACGCTTGGCAGGGTGCTGCCCGATCACTTGTGGGAATAATGTAGTAGATGTAGTAGTCATAACAGAGAATATATTAAATCAGTTCGGAATATAAGTCAACCCCAAAAAAGATTTTTTTTCAATAATTTAATTTTTACCAATCTCCTTCGCTGACATTTAACTCAATAGGAGCAGGGGCAATTTCTTCCTTCTTAACAGAAGTGTCTATCTTCTCCATTACCTTGGGTTCCTCTATCTTCTCAGATTTATCAGTAACCTTGATTGATATTGGTTTTGGTGCTTCAGTAATTCCACTAATCATTTTATAGGATTCCATGAATTTCTTTGAAACGTGAATAACAGCATCTTCCTTAAAGTAGGTCATCAAGTCTTTAAGAGATACTCCGATGTAAGTTGAATTTCCTTTTTGCTTCATAAAGCAGTCCATAGTATAAAATTTACGGTTTCGGGAGTCAAGCTAAAATACGATAAAAATTTCAAAAAACCTAAAAATATTTTTTTTATGGGGTAAAAACATCATTATTTATCATTTGCTTAAAAGTGAGATTTTAATAATTTGAGATTTTAAGGCGGCATAAATTTAATTTTTTCGGCCCAGCATATTTGGCATTATCTAATTCACAATTAGCTTTCGGTATTTCGGAAAAAGTCATTCACAATTAGCCGTATTTACGAAAATCCCATTCGCAATTTTGTTTTTTTTGAAATAAAGTTTTTTTTATTCGGCGGGGGGATAGGTTTTTATCATTGAACTTGAACTTAAACTGGTTTTGGTTTTAGTTTGGTTGGTATTTATATGTAGTATTAGTATATAGGAAGGAATGAATTAAAAAAGAAGTAAAATATAATTTTGTTCTTTATTTTAATAAATAAAAAAAGAACAGTCCCATTTCGTACCGTTCTTTACCTATCTCTACCTATTGTGAGAGTGTTATTTTAACTTCTTTACTATATGTTTTGTAATTTCATCCCAATCTTCTCTCTCATACCTATCATACCTCCTATCCCTGACTATCCAGTATATTGCTATTACTATTCCTATTAAGATTTCCACTCTATTACCTCATAACCTTTACCTCTATTGATTGTTTTCTTATCCCTTATTACATATACAAATAAATAGACCGATTTGTAGACATCTTGAAACATACTAACGTATGTAGTTGAATTGAAACAAAGCGATCTAAAAATTAAAAAAGCCGTCTAAAGATAAACTGAAACATATAAAAATATGAAAATACTTTGAATTAAACAGGCTTAAAACCCGAAAAAAACTCCCCCTTTCTCCTGAGAAAAAGAGGGAATTTAGTATGAACGGGGTAATTCTTCTTAACCCTGAGTAGTTACGTTGGGATCACCAACGACTTGTGGCCCTTCTTCGCCCGTAGGCTGCTGTCCTTGCTGTCCAAATGTCTGAGACAGGACTTGGATAGTGCCAGTAGCATCTGCGAGCTTCTTGGAAGTCTTAACGATTTCCTCCACGATATTCGTGTGGTCGCCAATGCCTACGGAACGATTAAATAGCATTTCTAAAACTGCTAGTGCTTCTTCCCTTTCGGCTGACAATCGAGCCAGCGTTGCGTTAAATAGCGGCGGCAACTGTTGTTGACTTTGCCCCGCTCCGTCTTGAGTAGTGGTTTCTTCTGCCATACTGTTATTATATTAGTTTATACGTTTTAAGATTTCTAAAATTTTTTATGTTATTAGCCTAATTGTACCATCGTTCATCTTTTGAGCGGTAGTTATTCCCGTCATCGCCTCGTATAGTCGAGCGATAACTTGATCGCCCGTATTATCAAGGTTGTCCCTTATGTGGGATTTCATCTGCTCAATAGTTATCTTCTTTGGTTTCTTCTTTCTCGGCATATCTGATTACTTCTTGGGCTAATTCATCGCAATGTCTATCATGCTTTTCATCTACTAACTGGCGTTTCCAAGTCGGTAGCTCCGAATACAGTCTGTCGTATGCTGCTTTGTAGCGGCGAGGTAGGTCATTCTTGGACTTTTTCATAAACGAAAGGAGGTTGCTCTCCATCTGCCTCATTGTCAACTAAAACCATATTAGGTTCTGGCACATTTGCTAAAATCCATTTCTTTCTGTCTTTGTACTCCATCTTATCAAAGAACCCATTAACGATTTCTGAAATTTGGGTTCTATCCAATGTAAAATCAGCTTCTATCTCATACTGCTTTTGAACATCGTATCCTATGGCTTTTCTAATTTTCACTTGGATGAGTATAATGCTGGGCTTTAACTATTCTATAAGTATGAAATTCTTTATACTTCTCTACATATTGCTGGGCATCCCCTTTATCGACAAACTCCGCATCTGGTTCAGTCCCATGTACGTCAATAACGTAATATAAATGGGTTGGAGATTGAGGTACAAGGGTAGTGCAACCACACAAAAGCAGAAAACAAACCCATGAACCGCATAAAAATAAAAAATATAAAGCAGCAAAAGTCTTTTTTATCATTGTAAATGTCTCCATATTGCCCAAATACCTGTTAAAAGTACCATAGAATATATAATCAATCCTATTATTAGATTCCAATTTATGTGGACTTTAATCATTTCATCCTCTAAAGCTCGATTAAAGACTACTTCTGCCATATCGTCATCGCACCCCAACTGTTTTTTTATCTTATCTTTAATTTGCTTTTTATTCATTTGGATTGTCTGATGGATAACCGTCAGAAATATGAACGGCGGTAGCTTTTATACGCTTTCTATCATTAAAAAACCCTTCCATCCCTAAATAATTGATAGCCGTATCCATCCTGTTATCTATATTCTGAGAGTTTTCAAAAATAAAATGCACCTCATAATGCTTCTTCATCTCCAAAATAGAGACATTTAAGTCGCATACTTGGATGCCTTCGTGTTTATCTCCCTTGGCCATTGTAAGGTTTTTTATAGTTTTTACTGCGAGGATTCCAACTGCTTTTGTTTTTGGAGTGGATACCTTTTCGACCTTTACTCTTTTTGCCAAATGTTATCTTGTTACTGTTAATTGTTTTTGCCATTTAATGTATTCTCTGTCTCTAAAAGTGTTTGATTTAATACTGCTTTGAGCCGCAAAAGCTCACCTCTGTAATAATCTCTAGTATACCCATCGTTGTAAGGGCTTAAATAATTGGTCTTACAATGGCTAACATAGTCTGCAAGCCCTCCGTCAACCGAAAAATTACGGTAGTTGTCAATTTGTTCGTTTTCAAAAGAAGGGTCTTTGCCTCTGTACGGTTTAGTATGTCTGTACTCCTGTTTCATTGTTCTCCGTATAAAATGTTTCCAATATATTCCAAAGCGTAAGCTAATTCATCGGGAGTCAAACCATGAGGCATCTGCCCCGTGAAGCTATAAATAGGCTTTGTTGGATGGTGCATCATTGAGTGGTCACAATACACCTTCAATGCTTGAGGAACATAACTGTAATGCGTCTGACCATTGCTCCAGCTTCTAGTTTTTTCTTCAGAATAAAAGTAGACAGTAAATCTTTTGTTCTTCATGCTGTTTATTCTTACTGAAATTGAATCAGAGGGGAATTCGCTGGTAGAACACTTGTCAAAAATTTTATTTTTATCAATTCTTGAATTGCTTTTTACCATTGAGTTGGATTCCCACTTAATTTTAGGAGATATCTCCCTAAATAAGTGAAAGTCGCGCCGTTCCTTGGTTATTTTTTTATCTATCGTAATGCTCATTTGTCCACTTTACAAAGTAATACCCTGCGATTAAAGCCGTTAGTAATATGGGGATTAGTTCCATGATACAACAAAACTTATACTATCCTATATCGGGAGCAAAGTCAACCGCACTATTCTTTTGCGATTCTTTTTTAATGTGATCTAGCGATTCTACTACGTTTGTTCTTCCCCATCTGGTAGTAATTACCGATAGATTCCTTACGCCTCTTTCGATTGAGACTACTGTATCTAAATTGAACAGTATATCTTCCCTCGTATCAGCGTCCGTTAGC